GGAGTTATAGAAGATAATCCTAAAGCTATGCCTAGTGATTTAGATATGGTGTTTGAACGCAAAGGCAAGTTTCTAATTGCTGAATGGAAAAGAGATGGTGAAAAGATATCTATGGGTCAGAAGATACTATTAAAGGCTTTGGCTAAACATGATAATTTTAAGGTGCTTATCATAGAAGGTTATTCGTATGATGGTAATACTGAAGTGAAAAGAATAGGAATCATTAAAAAAGATAAGTTGGAAAAAATAGCAGAAGGAATAGATGGGTTGAAGAAGGTAATCAAAAGATGGTATAAATACGCTAATAAATAGATTAAGATATATTTATTTGAACATTATAAAAGGATTATATGCCAAAGATTGAAAGTAATGAAAATAAAGAAATGGTTTCAAAGTTGTCTGGACTTGGGTTAACTCATATCCAGATTGCGTCTGTTCTTGGCATCAGTAGAACAACCTTATATAAACATTACAAAGAAGAACTAGATTCTGGAAAGGCTATGTGTATTGGTAGAGTTGCAGAAAATCTTTATAAGATGGCAACTGGTGATATATCTTCAAGGAATACACTCGGAGCGTGCATATTCTACCTAAAGACCCAAGCAAATTGGAGAGAGGTTAATACTATAGAGGTAACTGATGGAAGCGAAAACCAAGCCAAATTTAGAGAATTGGCAAAAGCAATACAACGAACTAGACTCACAGACACAGAAAGCGAGTCTACTATTAACTAAGTGGTATGCAATAGCCAGAGATAAGCAGTTAATAAAAGATGAAGATGATTACAATATTCAGCTTTTTCTTGCTGGAAGGGGATTTGGCAAGACATTAACGCTTTCATATGACGCAACCATTTACTGTTTACTTAATCCAAACTCTATTGTAGGTGTCGTAGCTCCAACTTATTCCGATTTAAAAAAGATAATCTTTCAAGGAGAGTCAGGATTTCTTAGTATTATTGACAGAGAACTATTGTCTAATTCTGGATATAACAAGACCGACAATCAAATTGAGTTCACCAACGGGTCAAAAATAGTAGGCTATCCCGCAATTGAGCCAGACCGCTTACGAGGCAACAACTTTCACAGAGCCTATTGTGATGAGTTAGCAAGTTGGCGTTATGCTCAAGAAACTTTTGATAATTTAATGATGGCATTGCGATTAGGTGAAAGTCCTAAATGTATTATTACCACAACACCTAGACCGATAGAATTAATTAAGCAGTTGGTAGTTAGAGCAGACACCAAAGTTATCAAGGGAAACACTTTTGAAAATGCTGAAAACTTAGCTCCATCAACTATTAAGATGTTAAAGGAACGATATAGTGGAACTAGAATAGGACAGCAAGAGTTATATGGTCAAATCTTAGAAGATATAGAAGGTGCATTATTTAATGCAACAAACATAGAAAAAAACAGAGTAGAACTTGCTCCAGAATTAACAAGGGTGGTAGTTGCTGTAGACCCAGCCGTAACTTCAAACAAAAATATCTCAGGCAAAAGAGATTCAGATGAAACAGGAATTATTGTTGCTGGTAGAGGTGTTGATAATCATTACTATATTTTAGGCGATTATTCTGGTATTTTTAGTCCAGATATGTGGATTAAAAAGGCGATTGAGTGTTACTATAAATGGGAAGCAGACTTTATTGTGGCAGAAACAAATCAAGGTGGAGATTTGATTGAGAAATTGTTAAGAGTTCAAGACGCTAATGTTCCTTATAAGGGAGTACATGCAAAGCGTGGTAAGATTTTACGAGCAGAGCCTGTAAGTAGTATTTTTGAACAGGATAAAGCTCATATGGTAGGTTATTTTAAGGAGTTGGAAGAACAAATGTGTTCATTTACACCTTACACAGTAAAAAGTCCAGACAGGCTTGACGCATGCGTGTATGCGATAAGTAGCCTTCAGAATTCTGGTAATGCAATTTTTAGAATCAGTTGAGGAATATATAATGGGATTATTTGATAGATTCAAAAAACAAACAGAGCAGATTCAAAGAAAAGAAGCTCCAAAAGTATTAATAAACAAGATTAATGCTTATCAAAGCAAAACCAATAGAAAGTATAAACAGTTTGCTGATGATGGATATCAACAGAATTCTATTGCATACCGTTCTATCAATTTAATCGCTAACAACGTATCAGCAACATCATTTAAAGTTTTTTCTGGCGACCAAGAATTAGAAAACCATGAATTGATATCATTGTTAAAAAGACCAAATCCGCTACAAAGTGGTGTTGAGTATTTTCATTCAATGGTGAGTTATTTATTAATATCTGGTAACTCTTATATGTTAAAAGATAAAGAGTTTGGTAGCCCAAAAGAATTGTATTTGTTAAGACCAGATAGAGTTGAGATTAAAGCTGAAAGCTCAATGATTCCATCAAAGTATTGCTATAAGATAGATGGCAAGATAGTAAATGAATATCCTGTGGATAACTTAACAGGAGCTTCTCAACTGAAGCATATTAAGTTATGGAATCCATTAGACGATTTTTACGGCTTATCTCCTATTGTTGCTGGAGCTTATAACATTGACCAGCATAACTTGGCTGGGTTGCACAATGTAGGATTATTGAAAAATGGTTGCACTCCATCAGCTATGCTTAAATTTCAACCAAAAGATGAAACAGGTATGTCAGCAACACTTACAGATGACCAAAGAGCCATGATACTAGAAGATTTAGAGTTTAGATTTAGAGGTAGTAATAATTCTGGCAGACCAATGTTGTTAGAGGGAGATTTCGAGTATCAACAGCTTGGACTGAATCCTAAGGACATGGATTTTTTGGAGTTGATGAATGCGTCAGCCAGAGAAATTGCATTGTGTTTTGGTGTTCCAGCTCAATTAGTAGGTTTGTCAGATACCACTTATGCGAATGTTGCAGAAGCTAGATTATCATTGTATGAGGAAACCATAATCCCATTATTGGATAGAATTCAATCTGATTTGAACGAATGGCTTACACCGTTATATGATGGTGATTTAAAAATTGTTTATGATATAGATAGCATTCCAGCTATGGCAGAGAAACGCAAACAGGTATTTGCTAATGTCAGTCAAGGCGTTCAGCAAGGTATTTTAACTAGGAACGAAGCCAGAGAAAGACTTGGGCTTGAGCCGATAGATGGTGGCGATAGTTTATTAGTACCTTCAAATTTATTCCCATTGGGTGAGGTAGATGATACAGCTCCAGATGAAGATAACGATATGCCAGTAGATTCTGAAGGTAATGAAAAATATGATGATACATATGAAATGCTTTATGGTGAGAAAGAAGAAAAGCTAGATGAATATCCAGATGGAGAAGATGTCGACCCAAAGTTACCTAGTGCCTACCGTTTAGGCACAGCACAAAAAAATTGCGGTAACTGTATCCATTACGAAAACAAATATTGTGATTTCTTTGATGCAGAAGTCAGAGCAGAATATTTATGTAATGCTTGGGCTGGAGAGGAAGAAAAAGCATTATCTGATTTAGACCTTGTGCCAACTGATTCAATGGCTAGGGAAGCACAAAAAGGTTTAGACATGAGAAAAGAATTTGGCAGAGGTGGAACAGCAGTAGGTGTTGCAAGAGCAAATCAGTTAGTGAGAAAAGAAAGATTATCTCCTAGTACAGTTTTAAGAATGTTCTCATTCTTTTCAAGGCATGAAGTAGATAAACAGGCAGAAGGATTTAACCGAGGTGAAAAAGGCTTTCCCTCTGCTGGAAGAATAGCGTGGCAACTTTGGGGAAGCGATACAGCTTTTAGTTGGGCTAAAAGGAAAAGAAACCAGATTATGGCAGAGAGAGAAAAGTCATTTGATGATATGGAACTTAAAGTTGCTGGATTATCTAAGACAGTAGAAAAGGCTCTGCAAGGCAAGGTTGACGAACACAATGATAAGTATGGAGATAAGAAAGGCAAGCGAGTAACTGTTGGTATGCTTGGAAAAGTTTTTAAACGTGGTGTAGGAGCATATAGAACTAATCCATCAAGTGTTAGGCCAAGTGTAAGGTCAGAAGACCAATGGGCTTATGCTAGAGTCAATGCTTTCTTGGTTGCTGTTAGAACAGGTAAATTTAGAGGTGGTAAGTTTGATTTAGACTTATTACCTAAAGACCACCCACTATCATCAAAGGATTAAATTATGTTTAAATTTGGAAAAGGCTCACTAGAAAAATTAGAAACAGTTCACCCAGACTTAAAATTAGTTATGAATGAAGTTATTAAGCTAACACCCATTGATTTTGGCATCACAGAGGGCATGAGAAGCCTAGAAAGAGCCGAACAACTTAAAGCTGATGGATTGAGTAAGGTTGGCTCTAAATCGCTTCATTGTCAGGGTAAGGCTGTAGACATAGCTTGCTATGATAAAGGCAAAGTTACTTGGGAGCTAGAATATTACGAAGCTGTAGCTTCGGTAGTGGGCGAGGTTTGCGAAATTTTAGATATTAAAATAAGATGGGGTGGAAGCTGGGTAACAGGAGATTTCAAACTGAATAGGGATATGAATTTTATTGACGCAGTTCATTTTGAAATAATTGAGTAGATGTCAAAAATCAGGATTAATAGGCGTAAGGACTACAAAGAGCAACTCAAGTTATATCTCAATCTTTCTAAAAGTCTTAATGCTAAGACTAAAAAATTATTTAAAAAAACAGCCAGAATAGCAGAAAGAGAATATATTGCAGTTGGTGATATGTATTATACTTTTCTAGAAGATTTTTCAGATGAATTATTTAAAATATTATCTAATCATTATACGACAGTTATTACAGCTACAAGTGAACGATTGATAAAGCAACGAGAGACCAAACAAGAAGATGAAATAGATATTATTGTTGCTAGTTATATTGCACAAGTAACAGCTACTAAAGTAACGCAAGTATCCGAAACCACTAAAAAACAAATACGACAAGCAATTAAGATTGGTATTGCAGACGGTTTATCTATTCCACAGATAGCGGAAAAGATTAGACGTAATAAATCTTTTGCTCCATATCGAGCCACTATGATTGCTAGAACAGAAACTCATTCTGCTATGAGTTATGGCAATAATGAAATATCTAAAACATTAGGTTTGGATAGACCTGTCAAAGAATGGAATAGTGCTTTAGATGACAGGACTAGACAATGGCACAGGGCTATGAATGGAACAGTAATATCAACCAATGAGATGTTTAAGGTTATGACACCCATAGCTGGCGGTGGCTTTACTGAAAATAGAATGAATTACACAGGCGATTATCAAAATGGCGGTGCTTTAAATGTCATCAATTGTCGCTGTTTTACCCTGTATTATGATTCAGAAGATGAAATAATTTAAATTAATTTATAATATCTATACAAATCAAACACTTATAACTACATTTATTTTATATATATACTTTACATATATATAATAATTATATATACTTCTTATATAAGTTAATAATAACTTATATAAAAACTTAAACAGGAGATAGGAAATGAAAAAATATTTTGTAGAATTAGATAACACAAGCAGTTATACCCCAAACAAAGGTATATGGAAAGTTATTAAAGCAAAAGATTTGTATGAAGCATTAAGGAAAGCAGAAGTAAAATATCCTAAATCAAAAATAACTAATATACATTCAGATAATAGATAATTTTAACAGGGAGCAGAAATGCTCCCACAACATTAGGAGAGTAATTATGAAAACACAATATAATGATGATAAAACTAAAGCAATATACTTATTAGCTTTACAAAAAACTAAAAAACTTAAAACTAAGATTTCTAATCTTGAATGTAAATATCTTGAAGAAGCAATAGTTGTAATGAATTTAATAAGTGCTTTAAAAGAAGAAACATATAAAAGTTATAAAGAGGGTGCAGATAGAAAAGAGTATGTCGCAAATGCAAAATATGAACTGTATAATCTTGAGCAAAAAATAAGTAAGTTAAGAACTGAACTTGATGAAAATAATAATCTTCTTATGAGGAGCTGTATTGAGAGTGAAGATATTATTAAACATTGTTTACATGGTGACTGGGAAGCAGTTCATAATGGATATGAAGAATTTCAATTATTAACAAAAGCTATAAGAAAAATAGAAGGAGTATCTTAATATGATAGATAAACACAATCAACATGAGGAATATATGACAGGCTGGGAAATAGTTCTAAGTATATTAATGTTTAGTATGATAATCGGTTTAACATATTTTATATTACTGCTAGAATAAAATTTTCATACTTGCTACCTTTTTGGGGAGTTTCACAACTCCCTTTTTTTTGCTTGTGTATAAGGTTAATTTGTTGCTAGAATAGAATAACTTTTACTTGACAGGGAATTTGAGTTATGTCTGAAGAACATCTAGAGATTGTAAATGATATTCTAGACCTAGAATGTGATTACAAAGAATTAGATACTGATGATGATGGAACTTTTGAAGGCTATGCGTCAGTATTCAACAATAAGGATTTAGGGAATGATGTTATCAAACAAGGTGCATTTTCTGAATCAATCAAAGGCAAGAAACCAAAACAAATAAAACTTCTATATCAACATAAGACAGATGAGCCTATTGGTGTCATTGATTCTTTAGTTGAGGATACTAGAGGTTTGAAGATTAAAGGCAGACTTGCTATGGGTACACAAAAAGGTAAAGAAGTATTTGAGCTTATGAAGATGGGTGCATTAGATTCTATGTCAATTGGATATAGACTATCCCCAGACGATTACAAATACAGCGACAAGTTAAAGAAAAGAACAATTACGAATTTGGACTTAATGGAAATATCAATGGTTACGTTTCCAATGAATCCAAAAGCTAAGATTACGAAAGTGAAATTAGCTGAAATGAATGTAAGGGAAATAGAACATTACTTGCGTGATGTGGGCTTAATGTCTAGTTCTGTTGCAAAACAAAGTGCTAATGTATTATACAAGTCATTTAACCATGAGGTTGATGAGCAACGTGATGTTGTGGATAGTATTAAGCATTTAATTGAAACAATTAAACATTAAGGAGTTTATTATGAGTGATGAAATTAAATCTGTAATAGACAACTTGAATTCAACTTTTGAAGATTTTAAAAGTGAGAACTCAAAACGTCTAGACGAGATTGAAAAGAAAGGCTCTGCTGACCCTATCCTTGAAGAAAAAGTAGACAAGATGGCTGATGACATTTCTAAAATGGCTGAAACCAAACAAGCTATTGAACTTCAAGCTAAGAACTTAGCAGAAGCACAAGCGAAACTAGATAACTTAGAAACAGTTATTGCAAGACCAAATACTGGCGAAACAAAAGATGTTGACATTCAAATGAAAGCATTTGGCGATTGGCTAAGAAAAGGTGAAGTTGATGAAATGGAGAAGAAAGCACTTTATGAGTCTGATGACACATTAGGTGGTTTTTATGCTCCAGCAGAATACGTTGCTGATTTAATCAAAGGCGTAACTGAAATTTCTCCAATCCGTTCTATTGCTAGAGTTAGAAGTACATCTAACAGAGGGATTGAGATTCCAAAAAGAACTGGTCAATTTTCTGCACAATTTGTTGCTGAAACAGGTACACGTTCTGAAACAACTGGTTACACAACAGGCTTAATGCAAATTGACGCACATGAGCTTTATGCTTTAGTTGATATTTCACAAGCTATGTTAGAAGATTCTGCTTTTGATTTAGAAAGCGAAATGTCTACAGAGTTTGGTGAGCAGTTTGCGAAAGCTGAAGGTACTGCATTTGTAACTGGTAATGGTGTAGGTAGACCACAAGGTTTTACTGATACATCTGCTGGAGTTGGTACAACTAATTCTGGAAGTGGAACAGCTTTAACTGCAAATGGTTTAGTTGACCTTACAATGGCTATCAAATCTGACTATATGGCAAACGCAAGTTTTGTAATGAACAGAGCTACTTTTGCTGATGTATTAAAGTTAGAAGATACAGAAGGTCAAAAAATATTTGTTAACGCTATGAGCTATGTTGGTGGAACACCAGCAACAATCTTAGGTAAGCCATATATTTTAGCTGAAGATATGCCAGATGTTGGTGGCTCTGCTAAACCTATCGCTTATGGAGATTTCTCAAGAGCATACACTATTGTAGACAGAGTTAATCTTTCAGTAATGAGAGACCCATACTCACAAGCTACAAGTGGAAATATACGTTATGTTGCCAGACGTAGAGTTGGCGGTGCTGTAGTTCTTGCGGAAGCAATTAGACTACAAAACATTTCTGCATAAGGGAGATTATTATGAGAGATATTGCAAATAGAACTAAGTCAGTTACTTGTCAAGACGCAAAAGTATTTACAGCAGACGCAAATGGAACTACTGTTGATACACAAGGTTTTGAATCAGTAATGTTCATAGTTAACTCTGGTATTGAAGGCGATACATTATCTGGTAGTGTAAAGTTTGACTTTATACTTCAAGATTCTACAGACGATTCAACATTCACAGCCGTTACTAGCTCAACAGCAGTAACAGAAGGAAGTGTTGATGGTTCTGGTATCTTTTTAACATTAGATGCTAACGGTGAAACACCACAGACTAGCCAAATTGGTTATATCGGTGGTAATAGATATGTAAGAGTTAAGATTGACGCTACAGGAACTCACTCAAACGGAACACCTATAAGTGTTCAAGCTGTGTTGGGTAATCCTATAGATTCAACAGACGCTTAATATCTGATAAGTTTGTGGGGAGCGGTTTTGATTGCTCATTGTCTGCTCCTCACTCTTATATTGATTAGATAGTATTTTAAGAATATTATGTAATGAATAATGGAGAGAAATATGAAGATAAAAATGTTAAGAGATGTAAAAGGCTCTAGTAATGAATCTGGTAATGCGACCAGAGTTTATCAAAACAATGAGATTATTGATTGCGATAAACAATGGAAAGTAGATTTAGCGAATAACTTTATGTCTAACAATTCAGCCATAGAAGTTAAAATAGACGAGCCAAAAGAAACAAAGAAAAAAGCAGTAAAGAAAAAAGTAACCAAGAAAAAAGCCACTAAGTCTAAAGGTTAATCGCTATGGCTAGAAGTATTGGGAGTACATTTTCCACCCAGTTATCTAGCAGTCAAACTAGACCATTTTATGCAGTAGAGTTTTTGTATTCCATTCCGCTAAGAATGTGGACTGGATATGGTGAGTTTGAGATTCTAGGTAATGATTATCAGGGTTTAGGGAATCTTATAGATATCAGTCAAGTTAGTGAATCCGCAGATATTAAAGCAAATGGAATTAATATAAATGTTTCTGGACTAGATACTAGTATCTTGTCTGCTGGATTTAATGAAACTCAACAAGGCACAACTGTAAACGTATATTTTGGAGTTCTGACAACAACAAGTAATGCTTTAGCGATTGTTGATACACCCTATCAAATATTTAGCGGTACTGTTGATACTGTAACTATTGTAGAAGATGGCGAAACGTCTGCACTTAATTATAATATTGAAAGTAAATTAATCTCGCTAGAGAAAGCATTAGATTTTAGATACACAGACCAAGACCAAAAATTCTTTTTTCCAAATGATAAAGGACTAGAGTTTGTAGATGATTTGCAAGACAAGTCTATTGATTGGGGTGGGGGAGAAAAATAGTGGGATTTTTTAGCTCAATAGTTAAAGCTGTTACAGGTGCTGCAAAAAGTATTGCTGGAAGTAAGATTGGGCAATTAGCATTAGGATATGTTACTGGTCCTGTTTCAAGCATGTTAGTTAATATGGCTGTATCTGCTGTACTTTCAAAAGTGTTTGCAAAGAAACCAAAAGCTAATTATCAACAGCAACTATCTGCTAGAACAGAGATGGTTAAGCAAGCAATCATTACCAGAGATACTGTTTATGGTGAAACTAAAAAATCTGGTGGTATCTTATTCATGGAAGGTACTAACAACAACAAAGATTTGCATTTAGTAATTCAGTTAGCTTCACATGAAATACAAGCTATAGATAAAATATATTTTGGAGAAGATGAATTAACTTTAACAAGTGGCGGAACTGATTCTAATGGAGAAACAAGATTTATTGTTACAGCTCCAGCTCAATACGAAACCGAATCCAGATTTACTAGAAAAACAAATACCTTAATTGTTAACAGTTATGTTGATGTAGAATATAGAACAACATTACCATTTGGTGGATATAATATTGTTTCTGGTAAAGGAATATTAAAAGGAACAACATCTATAGCATTGGTTTCTGATACAGCATTTACGATAACCACAGCAGATACTTTGAATATTAATGGTGTAAGTTATGGTATATCGTCTGGTGGAAGTTCTTCTGCTTCTGGAGCAAGGCATAATTTGACAGTTACTATTTCTGAGGGATTAAGAACAGATGTTAGAGCAACAGCGATTAATTATACTGGTGCTTTTGGAAACAGAGAAAGAATAACTCCATATAGAAACAACGCTAATACTCCCAAACCTTTTCTTTCTGGAACAACAACAGAAATAAGTAGTGCCATTATTGCTAGTCATGGATTCTTGTCTGCTGACACAGATGATTTAGTAGTAAGAATAAAAAAACATTTAGGAAGTGATGACCAAGTAGCAGATGCAGATTTAGTATCTGAAGTATCACAATGGACACAATCACATAGATTGCAAGGTATTGCTTATTTATATGTCAAATTAAAATATGATGTTGATGCTTTTCCTACAGGTATTCCAAATATATCTGCCGAAATAAAAGGCAAAAAGATATTAGATTTTAGAGATGGAACAACAGCATTTTCATCTAATCCAGCTTTATGTTTATACGATTATTTAACAGATACTAGATTTGGATTAGCAACACCAACTGCCAATATTGATACAACATCTTTTACTACTGTTGCAAATATATGTGATGAAGATATTAGTTTAGCTGGTGGTGGAACAGAAAACAGATATGAATCACATGGGATTGTTTATAGTAATGTTGACCCCATGACAGCGATAGATGAATTGCTAGGCTCTATGTTGGGTGTATTAAGCTATTCAAACGGTAAGTTTATCTTAGCTGGTGGAAAATATGTTGCTCCTACTATAACGCTTACTGAAGATGATTTTAGAGGTGGTATGTCTGTTCAAACCAAGCAATCCAGAAGAAACTTGTTTAATACAGTCAAAGGTGTTTTTACTAGCCCATCATCTGACTGGCAACCATCAGATTATCCAATGGTAACATCAGACACATTTGTTGCAGAAGATAATGGAGAAACAATATTTGCCAATGCAGATTTACCTTTTACTACATCACCAACAATGGCACAAAGAATTGCTAAAGTTATTCTGTTTAAAAATAGACAGCAAATGGTTGTTCAAGCTCCCATGAAACTTTCAGCTTTTAAATTACAAGTAGGTGATACAGTTAGTTTAACCAATGCAAGACTAGGATTTAGTTCTAAGATATTCCAAGTTGCAGACTGGACTTTTGTAAGCACAGCAGATGATGTAGGCATTGATTTAGTATTACAAGAAACATCTTCTAGTGTTTGGGATTGGGACGCTGAAGAATCTGAATTTATATCTGATAATACTACTTTGCCAACTTCTGCAACAGTAACAGCTCCATCATTAGAAGTAAGCGATATTATGAGGTCATACTCTGGTGTTGTATCCACCATTCTTTTAATTAAAGTATCTTCCAATCAGGGAACAACCAATGAATTTGAAGTAGAGTATAGAAACACATCTACTGATACTGAATATACAAGTTTAGGTAAATCCAGAGGACAAAATTTTGAAGTTGTTAATGCGGAAGATGGAATGACTTATGAGGTTAGAGCCAGAGCGGTTAATGCGTTTAATGTTTATTCTTCTTTCACTAGTGCATCACATGAAGTGGTGGGTAAAACAGCTCCACCAGCAGATGTTGCAGATTTTTCTGTGAATGTAGTCAATAATTTAGCAGTATGTTCATGGACACCAAATGATGAATTAGATTTATCTCATTATGTGATACGACATACTCCAGTAACATCAAGCCCTGTTTATGCTGGTGCTACTATTGTTGCAGAGTATGTATCCAAAGCAACGAATCAAATATCTTTGCCAGCTCAAACAGGATTTTATATGATAAAAGCGATTGATGTTCTAGGGATTCCATCTGAAACATCTAGCAAGAAAGCAATCATTAGAAATCAAATAGCAGATGATTTTAACGCAGTAGCAACAACCACAGAATCAACAGCATTTGCTGGTACAAAAACAGATGTTGAAGTAGTCAATAGAGATAGCGTTAATTATCTGCAAATAACACTTGGTGAATTATTTGACGACCATTCTGGAAACTTTGATGACGCACTTGGCAACTTTGATGATGGTGGCGAAGTACAAGAAAATTTAGATGGATTTTATTATTTTAATTCTAATCCGATTGATTTAGGTGGTATTTACAACTCATATGTAACAACCTCAATGACCAGCACTAGATTTAACGCAAACACCCTGTTTGACAGCTTTGAGGGCTTATTTGACGCTCAAGAGGGTAATTTTGATGGTAACTATACCGAACATGATGATGTTGACGCTAGAATCCAAATATCGACCTCTAACGATAATTCTACATATACTGATTACCAAGATTATATATTGGGAAATTACAAAGGCAGATATATAAAATTAAGAGTGAAGCTAACCACAACAAATCCATCATCAACACCAGCCATATCAGCATTGTCAGCGACAGTAGATATGCCAGACAGAACAGTTGCAGAAGATGGTATATCTGCTGGAACAAGTGGACAAGCTGTAACATTTAGTCCAGCATTTAAAGCATTACAAGGTTTAGGAATAGAAATAGATGATTTAGACCAAAATCAACATTATGTTATTTCAAGTAAGTCAGCGACAGGATTCACTATAAACTTTTATCAAGGCACAGGAACAGGAAATCCAGTAGCAAAAGATTTTGGCTATGTTGCTAAAGGGTACGGATATCTTGAATCCAGTTAGTAATTAGAGTATTGTTAACATTATTTAGGAGTTAAAAAAATGAGTCAGAATGATTTTACCATAGCAAACCAGACGTTCCCCAATACAAGGGCTGATATAAATTCAGCATTACAAGCGTTGGCAAGTACCAGTTCTGGAAGTTCTGCTCCATCAACTACTTTTGCAAATCAACTTTTTTATAATACATCAAGCAATTTATTACAAATAAGAAATGAAGCTAATGACGCATTTATAACGATTGCAGAGTTAGACCAAACCAATGACACAGTTGAATATGTTAAATCTGATTCAGTAAGAACAGCATTGATTGAGTTTACAGATGGAGATGACGCATTAGCGATTGCAGATGGCGGAGCTTTAACTGTATCAACATCATTGGATATGAATGGTACAGAATTAATTTTAGACGCTGACGCAGATACTTCTATTACCGCAGATACTGATGACCAAATAGATTTTAAAATAGGTGCTACAGATAGAGTGGTATTAACACCAACTAAAATACAATTAAAAAGTTCAGGTAATGCTGAATTAGAATTACAAGCTGGAGCTTCTGATTCAGACAATTCATTAAAGTATTTAAATAGTGCAGGTGCAAGACGTGGCTTTATTTCATATGATACTGATAATGATTTTATGTTTTTTGGTGCAGCAGACGCAGAAAAAATTCGTATTAGTGGTAGTGGGTTGTCTGTAAATACTACTGGAACGGTATCATCAACAGGCTCATGGACAGGAAGTGGTGATGTAAAATTTCACACTACATCTCCTTCGCTTAATTTAGGTGCTTTTGGTGTAGTGGTTTCACATACTTATCGTGGAGTGTTTTTTACAAACTCACTTTGGAATGTATATGATGAAAGTAATGTAGGTGTGCATTTAGTTGGTGGTAATACTTCATGGACAGCTAACTCAGACGAAAGAATTAAAGAAAATATAGCAGAACTAAATGGCTCAGATGCTTATAATCATGTAAAAGCTGCAAGAGCCGTAACTTTTAATTGGAAACAAGAAGCACATAATGCAAAAGCTGGGAAGAAGATTGGTTTTATTGCTCAAGATTGGGAAACTAATTATCCTGAACTTGTAGAAGAAACATTAGCATCACCACAAATAGTAGAAGAAATAGATGGTATTGAGGATGATACCAAGATTAAAGGTATTCAATATACAGAAACAGTACCTGTATTGATGGCTGCTTTAAAAGAAGCCATTGCAAAAATAGAAGTTTTAGAGGCTAAAGTAACTGCATTGGAGAGTGAATAATGGCTAATACATACACATGGCACTTTACACAACTAGATACAGCCTCAAACGAAGGAGCATTAAATAACGTAGTTAAGGGTATTCATTGGTGTGTTACTGGTCAAAGTGATGTAAAAACTCCAAACAATAAAACTGATATTTATGGGCAAGTAAATATTGCTGAAGCTAATCCAGCAAGCTTTACTGCATTTAATAGTTTAACTGAAGATTGGTGTAAAACTCAAGTGTTGGCACACATACCACAAACGGAAGCAGAGTTAAAGGCAGCTATAGATTCAATGCTTACAAAGTTAGACAATCCTACAATCGTAGGTAAACTTCCGTCATCTTGGGAATAACAGGGGGAAACTAAATGGCTGGATTAAAAGTTCACACAGCAGAAACAGCATACGCAGTAACTCAAGCTGAAATTAAAGCATGGAATAAAATAGATTCATCTGATGATGATACTGTTGTTGCATTGATAGAAAGAGCAGTCCATAACTGGGCGAAAGAATATACCGCAAGGTCATTGACCACAGTTACTTATCAATTATTTATTGATTCTTTGTATGATGTGGATATTCCAATTCAAGAAGGCTCTTACGTTGGGATAGACCAACATATAAACCGCAGAAGTATATTACTTCCAAACAGCCCTGTAGCTAGTGTAACTCATATCAAAAGCTATGATGATGACGATACAGCGACTACTTTTGCCAGTTCAAAATATTATTTGGATAATGTAAGTGTTCCAGCGAGGATTGTTTTAAGACAAGGCGAATCTTATCCGACTGCATTAAGAGTAGCGAACGGATTAGAGATTCAATATGTGGCTGGCTATGGAGCAACCACAGCAGTTCCTTATGATATTAAATCAGCGTGCTTAGAATATTCTGCTTATTTATTTGAGCATAGAGGAGATTTATTAGACGGTAAAAGAGTATTAGCTCCAACAAGTGCAACTCAATTATTGCAATCATATAAAATTAAATCTTTATCTACTCACCCTTACAGAGGTCATGCACACTATGGGGGAATGTTTGGTTAATGATAGGTCAAATGAGGAACAAGGTAGTTCTACAATCAATGAGTCCATCTACAGATTCTGGTGGTGGTCAATCTATATCATGGGGAACAGCAACTACTGTTTGGGCTAAAGTAGAAAACTTATCAGGTACAGAAAATTCTTTTGGCGACCAGATAGAAGATAGAAGTAATTACCGTTTCACCATAAGATATTATTCAGCTTTAACACCTAAATATAGAATCAGCTACAACTCTAAAACATTTAATATCCAACATATTGCATCTTTAATGGAAGGCAAAGAAAGATACCAAGTGATACAAGCTGAAGAAGGAGTAGCAACTTAATGTCAGTTAAAGTAACTATAGAATCTAAATTGAATCAGAAGATAAGCAAAGCTGTGGACTTATATGATGAAAACACCCAAAGGCATTTAAACAGAGTTGCTAATCATTTCAAGAATCAAATCATGAAAAGTATGCAAAGAACACCTAAAGATGGCAGAACTTATAAAAGAGGTGCTAAGACACACACAGCTTCATCTAAGGATAATCCACCAGCAATAGATACAGGGAGATTAGTTAATAGTTTTTTTATTGAGCCAGCGACCAGAGCAAGACATTTTTCCGCAGTTCAAACAAGAGTATCTTATGCAAATATTTTAGAACAAAGTTTTGCTAGAGGTGGATTGCAAAGACCTTTTATGGGTAAGGAATCAGACGCATTTAAAAACACTAAGCAATATGCGAATAGAATTGCTAAAGATATTAAAATAAATAAGGTAAAAATATCATGAGCTTTCATTCTTTTGACTTACAAACAATACTATATTCCACTTTAAATGGTGATAGTACGCTAGATGGTATTGTTGGTGATAACAAAATATTTGACAATGTGCCACAAGATACAGCTTATCCTTATGTTGTTATTGGAAATATCAATGTTGCGAATAGAGGAACAAAGAGTTTAGATGGTAATGAATACTCTGTAGATATAGATGTTTGGAGTCAATACAGAGGTAAAAAAGAAATATCAGACGCTATGGAAAGAATATATGAGCTTTTGCATGATACAAGTTATTCAGTATCTGGTGCTGATATGGTAGTTAGTCAAGTCAGGAATACAATCACGCTAACAGAAAATGATGGAATTACACGTCATGGGGTGCTAAGCTTATCTGTGATTGTGTACGATAGTTAATTTTTTTAGGAGATAGATATGGCAGTACAAAAAGGAAGTGCGTTGCTTGTCAAGATAGGAAATGCTGGAAGCCCAGAAACATTTACAACTGTTGCTGGTCTAAGAGATACTTCTATAACAATGAACGCAGAAACAATAGATGTAACAAATAAAGATTCATCAAAAGTTAGAACATTATTAGCTGACGCTGGAATCCAAAGTTTTAGTATAAGTGGCTCTGGTGTATTTACTGATTCTGCAAGTGAAGCAAGTGTAAGAACAGCTTTTTCAGCTTCTACATTTAGCAACTTTCAATTACTTGTGCCAGACTTTGCAACTTTCACAGGTGCATTTCAAGTAACAAGTATTGAATATGCTGGTAGTTATAATGGCGAAGTAACTTATTCAATGAGTTTTGAATCTGCTGGTGCAGTTACATTTGCTACAGTTTAATTTAGGAGATAATTATGGGTTGGGAGCTAATGCCTATAGAGATAGGCTCTAAAAAATTAGACGCACAAGTTAACATTGGAGAAAACAATGTTGAGTTAGAAATACCTTTTTATAAGGGATTCAAAGATACAGATACAATCAAAATTAACAAGAAATCTTACACAATCTTCTCTGCTGACAATGTTGGAAGTAGAGATGAGATTATTGTTATATTAACCAAAACGGAGATAAACAATGAGCATAAATCGTCTAAAGGCGGAAAAGCTACTACAGTTTAACGATAAAGAGTACAAGGCAAGAATGAGCCTTGATACCATTATCAGGATAGAACAGGCTTTAGGTTGTAGCATACTAAAGTTAGGAAATAAATTGGCACAAGCTGATATTACTATGACTGAAATAATATCGGTCATAACTTTGGCATTAAGGGCTGGTGGGAATAACCTACAAGACAAAGAAGTTAAAGTATTGATATCAGAGATTGGGTTGTTAGAAGCTATAAAGATGGCTGGAGAGTTGGTTACTTTAGCATTGAACGTTGATGACGATACTGACGAAAAAAAAAGTCCAGTAGAGGAATAGACGAAGAAGCTGAACTACCATACCAAAGATGGCTTGAAGTATGTGTAGGAATGATAGGTGTTAATCCAGCAGTATTTTGGGATATGAGCATTACCGAAATAACTCTAGCAATAAAAGGATTTAGTGAGTTCAATGGTGGCAACAAAGACAAACCAATGGACAAAGATGAGTTAAACGAACTAATGGAGCTGTACCCAGATAACTAATGGCAACTGAACTAGATAAACTGGTAGTAAAGATTGAAGCAGACCTTAAAGGTCTAAAGCGTGATATGGCTGAAGCCAACAAAGTTGTTAGCAACTCATCAAAAAAAATGAGTGGTGGTCTTAAAAATCTTTCTAATAGTCTTGCAAAAGTAACTGCAAGAGCAACAAAAGTTGGTGCAGTTTTAGGTGTAGCATTTGGAGCTATATTTGTAAAAGGCGTTATAGATACAGGAATCCAAATTGAAAATCTACAGATAAGATTAAAAGCACTCTTTGGAACAGCAGAAGAAGGCGAAAGAGCTTTTGAAGCTATGTTGGCATTTGCTGGTAAAGTTCCATTTACACTTGGAGAAATACAACAAGCTTCTGGAAACTTAGCTGTTGTAGCTGAAGATGCAGATGAATTAGCAAAAGTTTTAGAGATAACAGGTAATGTTGCTGCCGTTACAGGATTGGATTTTAGACAAACTGCTGAACAAATACAAAGGTCTTTCTCTGGCGGTATAGCTAGTGCTGATGTATTTAGAGAAAGAGGGGTTAGAGATTTGCTTGGATTCTCTGCTGGTGCAACTGTATCAGCCGAAGAAACAAGAGAAGCATTTGAAAGAGTGTTTGGCAAAGGTGGGACATTTGGTAATGTTACTGATGAGCTTGCTAATACCTTAACTGGTACTTTATCTATGATTAAAGATAAATTTATGCAATTCCAAATTGCAGTAAGTGAATCTTTTTTTGAAGAATTAAAAATGCAATTTGGCGACTTAAATGTTTTCTTAGATAACAACCAAGAAAAAATAAAAGAAATAGGAAAAACTTTAGGCGAATCATTAGCAAAATTCACAAGATTCCTTGTAGATAATATTGATGGCATTAAAAACTTTTTCTTAGCTTTAGCTGGCGTTGCAACTATAAATATGTTGGCAAGATTAGCTGGAAGTATAACAACTCTAACAACAGTTATGCTAGTGAATCCATTATTTATGATAATGACAGGGATTGCTTTGGGTGGTGTTGCAATTCACCAACTCATAAAAGAAGTTAAAGAATTTGTTGGAGCTAATGATGAATTAACTGCTTCTTTAGAAGCACAAAACGCAGAGTTCGATAGAGTAAAAGAAGCAAGAAAAAAATTCTCTGATGACGCAAAACTAGCCATAGAACAGCAAAAGAAAGAAGCTGAAGGCATTAGAGCTATCAATGAAGATTTAAAAGAAAAATTTAAAATACAGGCTCAAATTAACCAAATTGAAATGGATAGAGAAGCTGAAACAAGAGGAGAAGCATTTGATTTAGAAATGGAGCAACTTGAGAAAGCAAATAAAATGTTTGAAGATATTGGTGCAAATATCTCAAAAGCATTTGGAGAAGCTGTTGTAAGCGGTAAAGATTTCAAAGACAGTATGGTAGATATTTTTCAAAGTGTTTTACAGCAAGTGGTTGCATTGATATTTCAGTTGGCAGTCATTGAACCAATGTTAAAAAGAATTAGAGAAGCCATGAGTTTATCTTCTTCAGGTGGCGGAAGTATGTTCCAAAATATCTTATCTGGAGCTAGTGCAATTTTTGGTTCATTCGGTGGTGGCAAAGCTATGGGTGGAAATGTGAATCCAAATATGCCATATATGGTTGGAGAGAGAGGTGCAGAAATGTTTGTACCTAAATCTGCTGGAACAATAGTGCCAAATAATCAAATGGGCGGTGGTATTACCATAGAGCAAAACTTAAACTTTGCTACAGGTGTATCACAAACAGTTAGAGCAGAAGTTATGAATATGTTACCAGCCATAAGAGAAAATACTTTATCAGCAGTAAGAGATGCCAGATTGCGTGGTGGAACTTTTGCTAAAGACTTTGGAGCTTAAATGGCAGAGCCTACTTATCCATTAACAATGCCAACCACTCCAAACTTTGTTAGAAGTGAATGGGGTATTGCTAAAGCTGTTGCACAAAGTCAAAGTCCATTTACCTTTTCAACTCAAGTGCATGAGTTTACTGGTGCAAAATGGTACAGCACAGTTACTTTACCGCCAATGAACAGAACGCAAGCAAATGAATGGTTAGCTTTTTTTATGCAATTACATGGACAGTTTGGAACATTTTTAATGGGCGACCCAGACGCAAGTGCTGTGCAAGGCACAATATCAAACACTATTGCAGTAAACGGCTCGCATGCTGTTGGAGCTTATGATATTACAGTAGATGGTGCAGATACATCTGAATCACAATTGTTTAAAAAAGGCGACTATGTACAATTTAATTCTGGAACAACCAGCAAACTGCATATGATTATTGCTGATGTTGCCAGTGATGGAAGTGGAAATGCTACACTAACCATAGAACCACCGTTATCCGCAACTTTGGCAGATGACGCATCAATTACATACGCAAGTCCTAAATGCGTTATGAGAATGACAAACAATGAGCTAACTTGGAGTGCGAATCATATCAGCTTATATGGAGTATCTTTCTCATGCGAAGAAGTTTTATAGTCTTTTTATTTTTAATGATGGTTGTTTTAATTTGGGCTTCAATGAATGCTCATGGAGCAGATAGTACAAGTACCGTAAATTATAAAAATCAACCAGTACCAAGTGCCATATCTGCTGGAGTACAAAGCTACTCGCAGATGATTTGTTCTTTTCCAGTTGTGGGTGCAGTACAAACTTCAGTAGTTGGTATATCTACAGGAACGACATTCACAGATTGGAATTGTGAACGCAGAGCCTTATCAAATTCTTTAGCAAAGGCTGGATTAAAAGTAGCGTCAATATCTGTTCTGTGTGCTGGGAGCAAAGCTGTTTGGAGTGCTATGTTACATTCAGGAACTCCCTGTAGCATATGGAATGGCAAGAAAGCACTCATAGGTAAAGACGCAATCAAACATTACAAAATGATGGGATATATAAACGATTATGGGCAAATTATACGTTATCCTGACTACTTGGGTACTGATTACAATGTTAGTAATTACAGCGACTCAAACGGTAAGAGCAACGGAAACATCAAATCTCCTAAATAACGGCTCATTTAATAACCAGACTGAAGGCTGGGAGTTAGAAGGCAATGTTGATTATGATGGCAATAATTATGGAGATTTAAATAAATCAGTTAGATTTAGCGGAAGTGATGGTGGCTCAATTACGCAATCCATAGTTTTAGATAGCGTGGCAGAAGAAAACAAAGAAGTAGATTCAATCTCTGGTAGCTTAATATCTATTGGTTGTAACAATGAAGGCTCAAGCTGGTGTACCACAACAGGCACAGCATTTAATCTTGACCCTGTAAATATAACCATGACTTTATCAGATGGAACGAACAGCGAAGTCTTAACGCATAATTTTACATCTAATTATAATGATGGTGTCATTACAACCAAATATTCTGTAGATGTAACTAATAGCTTTGAAACAACTAACACATCTTTAACTGTAAATTATGCTGGTGCAGATACAGGTAATAAAGCTGGTCAATTTGGCACAATTATCGACAATTTAAGCCTTAGTTTGACACTTTCTGATGTAATCATACCATCAGAGCCAGAAATAGCGGAAATAAGCCCTGTAGTAGCTCCTGAAGTTATTGTTAACCCTGTTGTTGATGATATTGTAGCAAATCCTGTTGATATTCAGCCTATAGTAGTTGAGCCAGTAGTAATAGAGCCAGTTGCCATAGAAATTGCTCCAGTAGAGCCTGTAGTTGCCGAGCCTGTAGTTATCGAAACAGTTCAGATTGGTTCATTAGACGCAACATCAATAGTAAATACCATATCAAGTGGTATCATTGATACAAACCCACCAGAAGATATGCAAATTGCAAATTTATCTTCACAAATTTCTGTAATATCTGATATAAGAGCAGAGCAAATGAATATGGAGATTGCAGACGTTGGAATAAATAATGAGATGCCTACAAACATTAATGCTGGTGCAGATATACCTGTAGATAACAATATGCCAGAAATAGATATGCCAACAATTGAAATGCCAGATAATTTGCCTGAAATAAATGATATACAAATTGAATCAGTCAATGAAATAAAAAATGAACCAGAAACATTACAAGAAATTAGAGAAGAACTTCCAACAGAACTAGAAGAAATAAATATGGAAGATGATTTAAAGGAGAATCAAAATGAACAAAAAGAGGAAACAACAGCTCAGAATGAGGAAGCTGATGGAACAAATGAAGAAAGCGAGTTATCAGACGATAGTCGAACCGAAGAAAAAGAGCCAGAGCCAAAAGAAGAAATAAGTGAAAATGAGGATAAAGAACAAGAAACTGCTGAAGAAGAAATAAAAGAAGAACCAAGTGTAAATGAAGAAAAGGTTGTTGAAACGGTAAAATCTGACAAATCTGAGAAAAAACAAGGCTCTGATTCGACCAAATCCAGCGATAAAAAAAATTCTGTTAGTACAGTAACCCCAAAAATTAAGTCAGATATTGTGGTACAAAAACTTGATATTTTAACTGTTGTATCATTTAATAAGGAATACTTTGAGGTTAAGATAACAGATACATTAGATTTAACAAAAACGGAGATAGACTTTTATGACGGACAAGGATTCAACGATTCAGCTTACACCCAAAATAATACTGATTTTTTTGCTATCAATTGCAAGTCCGATTGCTGGGGGAATATACACGTACGCACAAATGCAATCAAGATTGACAGTTTTAGAAGATAGTATGTCAAGTATTCCAAGTGGAGATAATTCTGCAATACTAGAAAGGATTACTGCTGTAGAAATAAACTCAAGCAATAATAAAACATCTATAGATAAGATTGACGCAGATATAGATAAAATTGTTGAGCATGTTGATAAATCTTTTAAGACGGTAACAGAATCAATGAACGCAAATCCACTTTCATTAGGTAATTAATATGACATCAGCAGAAAAAGAATGTTTGTTAAGGCTAGAGCAGAAGTTAGATTTTGTATCTAAGAATGTAGAGAGTAATTCAAAAGAAATGATTTCTATAAAAAAAGAAGTAAGTGAATTAAAAGCAACTGTTAACATGGGTAAGGGTGCAGTCAAAGCATTGGTCTGGATTGGCTCAATCATAACGGTGATTGCTGGATTATTTAAATATGGAGATGGTTTATGATAGGAATGATTGTTGGTGGACTTACTAAGGCAGTTGGTGGTTATCTTGAAAACAAAAGTAAAGAATCACAAGCTAAATCTAATTTAAAGAAAGCAGAGATTGAAGCTAAAACTTCTGTTGCTAAAGCAGTTGCAGAAGGAAAATTAGAAGCAGATAAACTCAACAGTCAATGGGAAAATAAAGCTGTTGACCAACTTTCTGGAAGTCTAAAAGACGAGTTCATAACTCTGGTTATACTTTTACCAGCAATTTTGGTTTTTGTCCCATATACGCAACCATTTGTAAGATTAGGTTTTGATATCTTAGGCACACTTCCAGACTGGTACATTAATTTAATTTATATAACTGTATGTGCTGGACTAGGGTTAAAAGGGGTTGGTGGAATCTCTAAATTTATGAGGAAAAAATAATGTTAGATAAACTAAAGCATGGGTACGGAAAGATAAAAGATGTGGTAGAAGATATTTCTTATAATGTTCCAGATGGAATGTGGTTTATAATTAAATCTTCTGTCATAACTATTATCTGGATTACTATTATCTGCTAACTGCAACAGAAAATAGAATAACTAAAAATATTAATAATAATATTTGTTCCATCAGTTAACTATCTCTAAAAATTCTTTTGTAAATGGAACTATATCTTTCACTTCTATATAGCCATATTGATATTCTTCTTCTTCTGCATATGGCTCTTGTGCTAAATATTTTCCTAGAAGATTATTCCATTTTTCTGCTGGTTCAATATCATGGTTAACAGCAAGTATGAATGTTTCGTTATTCTCTTTATATTCTTCATACCACCAATCTCTATCATCATTCATACCATATTCAAATAAATCTTGAAATCTCATATTGGTTTTTTTCAATAATCTTTTGACTGCTCTTTCATCTTTTATAAAGTCATTTTTATTTCTGTTCTGCCATTTATTTATTTTATCTTTAATATGCTTTGGCATTTTTACATCTCCAGAAATAATATAAACTCTTTCTAAATCAGCTCCCCACTCACACCATTTATTTCTGTGAATTGAAGCAACTTTTCCAGCTTGACCACAAACATATCTATTGCCTTGTATAATTTGATAATGTGTTCTAGCAACAATCAAATAAAAGTTTTTATCTCCAACTTTTCTTTGCTTAATAAAAGCTCCTAATTTGTCTGGAAGATTTAAAACTCTTTTTGCTTCAAGTCCATAATTTCTAATAGCATTAATCATTCTTGGAATTGAGCAACCTGTAATCATTACATCTGAATCAAAGTCTGCCAATATTCTTGCACAAATTGAACTATCAAGACCTGTTATAACTGACAATGCACTTGCTCCACAATATTTATTGCTATTTTCTTTTCTTGCTACATCTCTTATTTTTAATTTGCTCATTGTATCTCCAAGTAAATGGGAGCATTTCTGCTCCCTGTTAATTTATTCTTCTTCTCTTTCCCAGCCTGTTCCATCATTTTTATAACAGATAAAACTTCTGCCCTTATGTAAAGTTCCATCTTTTTTTGTTGGGTGTAAATAGACTTGCATAGCTTTTCTTCCAAAATTATGATACTTGTTTAAATCCAATATGTTTGTGCAAATAAGAACTTCACCACTACCATTTATTACTTTGTCGCCTTTACTTACATTATCCATAATTTCAGTCCAACCATGACCTTCTTTCCATTTAGTTTTTCTACCTAGTTCGTTATTCCATACTTTCATATTATACTCCTAATGTTGTGGGAGCATTTCTGCTCCCTGTTAAAATTATACTGCTAAGATGTCAGCAGAAACATTGTCATAACCTTCTAATTCATCAAAAGTGTTATAAAAAAATTCATCAACTACTTCTGGGATTCCATAAGAATAATCCATTGTATCTTTTATGATGTCGCTAACTCCATCCCATGTAATAAAATATGTTTGGCGACCATTCACTTTACCTTTTGGATAAATTCTAAAGATGTCATTATTTTCTCTTTCTTCTGGAAAATGTTCACCCTTTGTTAATGTAAATTTTCCATAATCATCATCAATAGTTTTTGTTTCACCTTCATAAGTCCATGCTTTAGTAACATGGTCAGCTCTAACTTCAATGTATTCTTCATCACTCCATTTGTTAGTTTTATTAAAAGTTACATTTTCGTAACCTTGCCCTGTTAAAAATTTCTCTATTTTCTTTTCTAATTTTTTCATTTTCTTGCTCCTGTTTAAGTTTTTATTTATAAGCTGTTATCAACCTATAAAGAAAGTATATATAATAATTATATATATGTAAAGAATATATAGTAAAAATATACAGCTATAAGTTATTGATTTATATATAAAATATAAATTATTTCAATTTATTTTAAATTTATTTTAAAATTAGACAAAAAAGGGAGCGTATTATAGCTCCCTTACACATGTGATTTGCATAGAATTTCCATCTAAATTTCATACAGCTATTACCCTGTATAAATCCGAGAATTTACATCTCTATCAGAGAGAACCCCTATGTAAATATACTTAAATTAAAATACACTTACATAACGAGTCCCTCTGTAGCTCTCCGTTTCAGGGTAATTAATCCCTACTTCTTTGCACCCAACCTTGAAATGCTTACTGATTCACACTTCAATAAATTCATTATACCTACTATTTATTAAAAGTAAAGTATTTTATTTAAAATAATTAAATATATTTAGGCTTCTTTTTCTATAGGTTTTATAGTGTTTAAGAGAGCAATACTTTGATTAAGATTACTCAAGATAATAAAAAGATTAGATAGTTTTTTAATGTCAGGTTCTGATTCATTCATTGATTCATTGATTACTTTCAAAGTAGAATTAACTTCTGCCTGTATTCTTTCTTTGCATTTATCATATATTAGTTTGTCTGCTATTGTTGTCATATTATCTCCATGATTCACCGAAACACCAAGCCACCACGCATTTGCGTATACCTTTAGTTACTGGTGTAACCCTGTGATTTAAAAAACTTGTGAATGAAACTAATTTGTTTGGCGTTGAATTGAGGGTATGTATTTCTCCACCATCTCCAAAGAATTGTAAATCACCCCCTTCAAAACCTTCATTCAATACCCAACTAATAGATATTTTTCTCATACTTGCAACACCAGAACCAATGTCAGAGTGCCAATCATATTTTCCGCCTTCATGGTATTCCAAATATTGAACGTCTTGCAATCCAGATAATTTATAATTTAAAGTTTTGTTAATATCTATAATTGCATGATTAAGTAATTCTGCGGTGATAGATTCTTTTTGATTCAATCGCCAACATTCAACATTTCTCATATGTGATAAATTTTTATCTGTTGTTGATGTTTTAACTTCTTCACCGAACTGCATAGCTTCTTTAAGAACTAAGTCAGTCATATTGTCAGCCATCTCAATTGGCACTATGCCATATTCAGAATCTTTGTTGTTATCGTAAATTATATTTTCTTTGTAAAATTCGCTGTTTAAATGTTTTAATTTGCCCATTGTTTGTCCTTTTAAAAAACTCCCACCATCTCTGATGGGAGAACTTAAACTGCCATGCTATTAGGAGCATGGACTTTTAGGAAACGTTAATTAATTATAAACACACTTAAAATGGTATGTCATCATTAAATTCATCTTTCTTATTCATATCTTCAGATATTATTTTGCCAGCTTGCTCTGGAGTAAGGTTTGAAGTTTTATTATCATACTTATATTCTTGCTTAGTTCCATCTTCTGATATCTTATGTTCAGTAAATTTTACATTCAAATAACCTTTTTCTGTACGCCATAACGCAAGGTCAAATCCACGTCCCTCAATATTGACTAAACCTCGATATGCTGGTGCTTTTGGATTCTCTGAATTGTTCTTAAATAAATTCCCAGAGTTTACTCTTATCTCATAGCCACTTGGTGTTTTAATTGATTTATCTTCCATCTTGATTGCTCCTGTTTTTAATTGCTGTATTTGTAAATTGCATTATTGCAATATGTTGTGATTGATTTAATTTTTTAGATTGTTTCATATATTCCAATGCAAAAGAAAAAGATTTATGAACATCTATAGAAATTGCTAAATGCTTATCCACTTCATCTTCTAACTTTTGCAAATGCCTATCTTCATCTTCATGCAGTTGCTCTAACTCTTGAGCATAATGCTGTTGAGCTTGTTCTACATTTTCGTAACTTTCATCTTTATCCATTATATTTTTCCCCTTCTTATAATTTCTTCTGCATCTTGCGTTCTGTCTATTATCCTATCTAATGCAATGTCTTCAAGTGCAGTATTAATATCAGTTAATGTTTTATCAGACGTAATATGCTCAATCAATTCCGCTACTGACATTTCATTCTCCAATTCTTTTATTTCATCTCGTAATATACTGCCATGTAAAACCATTATATATCTCCTCTGTTAATTTTCTGTACTTTCTTATTCTGCATAGATTGTTGAGCTTTGTTTGCGTCATCATCTGTTTGCTCATTAGTGGCTAGTAACAACATATTTTGATATAGATATCTCTTGGCATATGTCATAGCACTACCTATTTGCTGTGGTTTTCTATCAGAATATAAAGTTAGTTCCGATTCAAAAAATTGTCTTGTGGGAACATGCGTAACTTTCATTCTATAAAAGCATTGATATTGTTCTAATGAATCTTTATCAACATTGTTATAAGTTTGTGTAAAGCTGGTCAATAAATTATGCTTTAATAATATTGGCTCACATATTTCTATGATGTCATCTAATGTTGCGTATGTATTACCAAAATGACTGTTCTTCCCTTTCTTAGATATACCTACTTGCTGAATCTCAAGTCTGGCATCTCTAAATGCTTCAAGGTGTGCTGTTGGTACTTTTATTTCGTTGCTCATTGTATACTCCTATTTAAGTTTTTTAATCTTTCATCAATTTTTCTGTTTATCAAAGCTTTCTCTACATCTGATATTTCTTTCATATTTGTTCCTCTAGTAAAATCAACAATGCAATAATCTATAAAATTAAATATACCAAAATCAGCTTGGCTTAAATAATCTTGATAGTTTCTCATAATTGATTCTTTTGAGTAGAATTTTATGGTTATAAATCTATAAAGACTTTCACAATTTACAATGCAAGGTTTGTAAAATTTATAATCAGAATATATAGATTCAGTTCTTTTTGTTACAAGTGAAAGTTCTCTAATCATATCATCTATAGCATTATCAAGAACTAAACCTTTTGCTACTATTTCTACATGTTTGCTCATTGTCTGCTCCTAATTTAAGTTTTTTAACCATATTAATTATAATGTATAAAATTATTTATTCAAGATATATCTTTATTTTTTTTCAATAATAAATTATAATATTCATATAGTATAAAAAAACTATGGATAAGTTTAATTAAATCAAGGAGTTATAATGACATTCAATGAATTTTTAGTACAAGAAAGATGGTCAGTTGCAAGATTTTGCAAAGAATTAAATCTTAATGAAGCTACTGTAACAAAATGGAAATATGAGGGAGTGATACCAAGAAAAGAAGATATGATAAGAGTGTATGAGTTTACGGAAGGCAAGGTGCAACCAAATGATTTCTATGGGATTAATCAATGAGTTTTGAAGCATTAGCTTGGGGAGTTAAACAGAATACAAATAGTTCTATTAGTAAATTAGTTTTACTTATGATTTGTAATTATGCTAATGAGAAAGGAGAAGCTTACCCAAGTCAGGAACATCTAGCAAAACTTTGCCAATGTTCAAGAATATCTGTTACAAGGCATATCAAAGAATTACAGAAATCTAATTTTATATCTATTCGAAAAGAAAAAAATGGTGCTTATGGTTATAATCTTTATATCTTAAATATAGGGTATGTATCAGAGAGTAACAAACCCAAAGTATCAGAGAGATACTTAGAAGGTATCGGAGAGATACATAATACCCAAGATAAACAAATAACATCATATTTTGAAAAGTTCTGGGATAAAGTTCCTAGAAAGATTGCGAAAAAGAAATGTCAGAAGATATATAATAATCTGGTAAAGTCTAAAGAAGTTACAGAAGATGAATTAATAACTGCTATGGAAAGATATGCTGAAAGTGTAAAGCATACTGAAACAGCTTTTATTGCACATGCGACAACTTGGTTAAATCAAGGTAGATGGGAAGATAAGATAGAGGTAAAAGAAAAAAACAAAAACTTTTTATTAGGATAATGGAGAATAACAATGAGCAAAAAAATAGATGGTCTATACACAGCCAGAGATTTATGGGAATCAGTCAAAGATTTACATTCTGGAAATACAAGTCAACCTTATGATGTTGGCTTCACATCATTAGAAGATAATTACAAAGTTGCTAGAGGAACATTTCATGTTTGGACTGGAGTTCCGAATCATGGAAAAAGTTCTTTTCTTGCTGATATTTTAATGAATATGGCAAAGATACATGGCTGGCGTTTTTGCCTATTTTCTCCCGAGCATAGCATGGCGAATAATATAAAACGATTGGCAGAAAAATTTATGATGAAACCATTCGACTATGGTATGAGAGATAGAATTACTAAAGATGAATTAGTAACAACATTAGCATTTATACAAGAACATTTCTTTTTCATTGATATGGAAAATGAAAGTCCAGATATCAAATGGATATTAGATGTAGCTAGACAAGCTAAAGAAGAATATAAAATAGATGGTTTAGTATTAGACCCATATAACGAAATTAATCCAAGTAGAAAAGGTAATCTAAGAGAAGATGAGCATATATCAAATGTTATATCAGACATAAAAAGATTTAATAGGGAAACTGAATGTGTTACTTGGTTAGTTGCTCACCCAACAAAACTACCCAGAGAATCAGATGGAACATATAATGTTGATTCGTATTCTATAAGTGGTTCAGCTCATTTTGCAAATAAAGCTGATTTAATATGCGTAGTATCTAGAAATTTTGCTGAAGAAAGAACATCTTTTCAAGTTAAAAAGGTCAGGGAAGCGGACTTGTACGGACAAATTTCTGAAACTTTTTTCAAATGGCATGCCAAAACAAGATGCTTTCACCAATTAGATAGCAACGCATGGAGAAAACATGACTAAAGGTATGAGAAACAATCAAGCCAAACATATAGACTTTGGTTTCTTATCTGGCGTTATAGAAGATAATCCTAAAGCTATGCCTAGTGATTTAGATATGGTGTTAGAACGAAAGGGTAAGTTTCTAATTGCTGAATGGAAAAGAGATGGTGAAAAGATATCTATGGGTCAGAAGATATTATTAAAGGCTCTAGCTAAACATGATAATTTTAAGGTGCTT